TCTCCGTTCTAACTAAACTTGAAAAATCATATTGACGCTTTTCACTACCATCGTAGCCACCTCCTACCCCATCTGTTCTTTGGTTAAAGTATTCACTGACAAGTTGGCTCTGTGCCTTTGTCAGAAAAACACTTTTCTCATATTCATTCAAACCAGGGGCTTGGTTGGAAGTAACATTATTATAGAGAATGTCAAATTCAGTTGAAAATTCTTGTGTAGTCATACGTCAATTCCTTTTTAATTGTTTTCACTCTTTCAGCTTGGCTTCCAAACTATATTTCAAATCTTGCCGCTTAATGCTGCTGATGTACTTAGCTGCATTGTTAAAGGTGCTTTCCTCATTCATTTCACACAGAGCACTGCCATCAGAACGCAGGTAATAGGCATCATTCTTCTTGCCAATCAAACCTGCCTCCACACACCTCTTAATCAGCACCTTTGCAGGAAGCAGTTCGTCTGTAATGATGTTAAGGAAAGTCCTCGGATCTTTGATGATGTAGTCACTAATCCTACCTTGCAGATAGTCAAGCTTAACCCTTGAAGATGTAGGTCTTCCCTCAAGAATCTCGATGATAGTACGCAAAGTATCTGCATCATCCTCAATCTTGCCATATTCCATATAACACCGCTTGGTGGTATCCACTTTACTGAGTTTAGAGGCTGTCTCGCTGTTTTCGGAAATAATCACAAACTGATAGGTAGCTTTCGGCCTGTCTTCCAATTCTTGCATAGAACTGGCAATATAGTCCTTGTTAGCCAACAGTATCTTATATTTGATATAGTCTTCTGGGATTCGCAAATCAAGGTAGTTGCCTTGTTTGTTGAGCGTTACCTTACCAATACCCATAGGGTTGCTATCATCCCAAAAATTGTTGTCTTTCTTGTGTACACTCAAGGCATTGTACTCCAGACCCATTGCCTCCTCCAGAAACTCTTTCTCACTGTTGGTGAGCACATTCTTGTACCCACCAGAGGACATGAGTCTGGGAACTACAAAACTCCTTGTTGCTGTCTCTGCCATACCACCATAGAGGATATGTTTTGGATCAGTGATAGCAGTCTGTTTGGGAATAAACTTCACAAACACACGCTCATTCCTCAGGCAATTTATGGGGCCTGCTGGTGTTTCTTCCTGATATACCTTTTTAACAGGTTCTTGTACCATAACTTCCTCCTCCTGTGTGGTAACAACTTCTTCTACTCTCTTTTTAGCCATTTTTATCTTCTCCTTTTAATGATTAATTGTTAATTGTTTCAAAGGTAGTGGGCAGGAGGAAGACTATCACTTCCTCGCTGCCTTTCCCCCTTTATGCTCATCCTGCAATCAGGGCAGGAACCAAACTCAACGTCCTTGTGGGGTCAAGCACACAGATACCAGTGGTTGTGTACTTGTGGATAGTAGCACTATCCTCATCATGCGACATATAAGGATTACCCATCTGACCAGTAAACGGATTCCTAAGACCCCACTGGTAGGAGGTGTAGTCAGCATTCTTACCCCTGACAGCTACTTTGAAGATGTTGGGCTCTGCTGAAGTACCCATATCAAAGATGTCATAGCGATAAGACATTGCGGGACCTCCAAGAGGATGCTGAATCTTATTGCGCACAGGGTCATCATAGAACGGGTCAACATCAATCTTCACATAGACACCATTCGGGGCAATGAACTCAGTAACCTGAGGAGCAACCATCTTGAAGGCACCTCCATGAGGAGTCATCTTGGAGTTGGTCTTGGTCATCAAGCCAAGGTCTGCAGCATTGTACTCATAAGTGATGGGAGTCCAGCCAGAACCTTCAGAAAGGGCAGCTTTCGAGAACTGAATAGCACCCATTTCACCAGTTTTCACCATGAACTTGCGCTCATTGAAACCATACTTGTTACGGCTAATCTGATACAGATTATCCATGAAGGCCTTCAACGAGAAGTTGTTATAGGAAGAAACATTGCTGACTTCCATCTGCTCAAACAGACCAGCACCCTGACGGACAGCCTCACCGCTCTTACCAATGGTCAGGTATTCACCATTCATATTCCTGTTACTCCTACCAAAGGCAAGAATGTGGTTCTTGTACTGGTTCCATTCCTCTTCAAGCTTCCACTGCACCACATGCATCCACATGTCCACAGTACCATACTGACCACTGCCAGGAGTACCTTTTGGAACAGGAATACCAATGGCAATCTTCTCATTCAGGAGAGCACCAGAAACCTTTGTGTGAATACGGATGTGTGAGAACTCATTACGCATTTCAATGGGAGTAGCAAACCTCACAGCACCAACCTGACGTGAGTAGTCGCCTTCCACAGCAGCATAGTCCACAGAATAACGCTCACCAGGCATCAGCCTTTCAGGGGGAATACCCTCAATGTTTGTGCCGCCAAGCTCTACCTTGTAGACAGTGTTCGTGCCTTCATTCCTCCAAGAAAGGACAATCTGGGGATAGATTTCATTCAGCTCACCTACAATAGTTTCCCTGTCACCAAAGTAATCCTCTGCAAACACAAGGTAGAAAGGCTCATGGTTCTTACCCACATTATCAGTATAGGAGGAATCAATCACAACACCATCACAGTCGCGAGCCTCCACAAGAGGAACATTACGCCTGCTGTTACCAACAAGTTTCCATGTGTACTCATTCTCAGAGTCAAATTCCTTGGTGGGGAACTCACTCAAAAAAGTGTCAAGGGTCTTGCCCCAGCAATGTGCACCAACATGAATCATCAGGTTAGTAGCCTTCTGCGGCTCTTCCAAGAACATAGCACCCAAGTGATGCCTCTTCATGTTGTCGCCTTTCCAATGACTAAATGTCATTGTCTGAAATTTACCTAATTTTCCAGCCATTTTTAAATCTGTTAAACATTAAACAATCTTTTTACCTTAATTTTTTGTTATCCTTATTTCAAATCTAATTTAATTCCTTTTAAGAGAGAGTCAGAGCGGTTGTTGCTAGTAGTAACAAGATTCATACTGCCGCTTGGACGAGTATTACTAAGTGCCTGTTCTAATTCACGGAGTCCTTTCTTAACCTCTTTTTTTACTTTTCCTTTGGTAAAAGATTCAAAATCTTTAAAACCATTAGTTAGTGTGAACAGAAGACCTGTGTATTTGAGGAAATCTCCACGATGTTCCATTTCATACTTTTGAATTGCTGTCAGATACTCGCCAGTATCAGGGTCTTTATAGACAGGCTTTGAAATGTTTTCAACTACTTTCCTTCGGACATCTGAGCTAATCTCCATATCTCCAAACAATTGCTTGTCTTTTAGAATAGAATCCTTCAATTGAACAGCCCTTTTCTGTCTTTCTTGTTCTTCTTTTTCTGCCTCTACTTTAGCATCCTGTAGAAGTTTATCATAGGCATCTTGAAAGAACTCCCTATTACTTTGCAGGGCATCCTTGGCATCTTCAATGTCAGTACCTGCATCAATAGACCTGCGAGTCAGCTTATCTGCCCTCTCTCTTGAGTAGCCTTTATTGAGGAAGTCTTGAAAGATGAGGTTGTACCTCAGCTGCTCCCCCTTCTCACTTTCTACAGTGATGTCAGAATCCTTGATAGAGGCAATAAAGTTCAAGGTGTTCTCATAACGGTGAATGTCTGTAGGCTCAACACCATTGTTCAAAGCCTCTAGCACTCTCTTTTGAGCATCATCTAACCTCGCTTGTACTTCAAGATCAAATAGCTTACTAAGAGATTCTGCATCTGTCGCACTCTTGACTGTTTCAGAATCAAGGTTAGGGAAGACTCCGTCCTCTGCCACAGCGTTGGCAATGGAAGAGTAGAAGTTTTCTGGAGAAGTGCCACCACCATCATCAGTGGAGGAGCCTCCCTGCCCCTTTCCTTCTTCAGCCTCTTCACTACCTACGCTCTCTGGCTGGTTCTCCTCAGCATCCTCGTCGTCAAACAAGTCATCAGGACTCACAGCCTCAGTAGTCTTTTCTGTTGTTTCATCATTTTCCTCTTGGTTATCGGGATTATTCTCACGCTTAGAATCCCCATCACTCCCATCTTGCTCACGGAATTCTTCCGTATCTTCAAACAGGGTATCAATATCCTGTTCTCCAAGAATGTTGTTTAAACCTAAACCTTCCATGTCTTTCTTCTCCTTTGTTTAATAGGTTAATATTATGGTCTGTGTATACCTACTTCTTGTTGCAAAAGTATAGAAATACAAAATGTCGGAGAATAGTCTTAACTCGTTGGTAATAAAAACTAAAAATGGTGCTTAGAAAAGCACCATTCAGTAGGAGTTGCCGCATTTTTTACCGACACTCAAAATCTATACATTTTCTTTCTTCCTGGGTAATTTTTGTCCCAATAGGAATCGGCAGCCATTCCTGTAGGCTTATATTCGACCCTTTTAACATCACCTTGAAAAAGAACCATTTTTTCTTCCCTAAACATAATCAACTGAACTAAGCTCATCACTCTATCAAAGTTCTTGTAGGGATTCCATTGTATCAATTCTTTCAATAATGCCCTATTCCTAATATTGAACAAGTTGGGGATGGTTACTTCTGTATCATTGCCTTCTGCATCTTTTTGTATCT